CAGTTGTTGGTGGAGTACCAGCAACATAGATAGAACGAACACTATCAAATGATTGACCAGAATTCATCTGGATATCAAATAAGAATACCTTATATTGTTCTGAACCTGAACCAATTGTACCCGAGTCATGTTCAACTACTCTTACACGAGCAACACCAATCTCAGTACCAGCTGGAGAACCATCTGTTACAACTGTTGCATCTCTTAGAGATACTTCAGGGAAAATATTTACATTAGGAAGACCTGTTAGATTTGTAACAAGTGCATAGTTACCTAATCTAAATGGAATAGCAACGTTTGTATCTGATTCATAGTCACGAGCTTTGTTCATATCAACATAAGTTGTCGATAATGTTTCGATCTCATAACCACGAACATAAGCTTTACCTTTCTCAAGACCCATTGCAAGTTTAGCTTCATCACCATCTGGTGCATCATAGATACCACGGTTATCACCATCCTTAAGATGTTCTCTAACCTCAATACCAAATGGGCGAACAGTATAGTTACCTGATTCGTCGTATGTTCTACGAGCTAATGTGTCTTCTAGTAAGCTGTAATCTGTCTTTTCTACTTTCTGTCTTACAATACCATTTTCTACTTTAGCTAATTGTACAAAGCCTTCTGTGTCTGTAGTTGTAAGATCTTTCTTAGTAAGTGTTAAGTCAATTCTATAACGATGAGCACCTGGAGCTGCATAGTTAGGAGCACCATTTGCATTATCGTTTAGGTTAGCATCTTCTGTAGATGTAACTAATGTTTCAACAACATCAAAACCAATAATGTATGAAGGCTCTGCAGAATATTTGTCAAGGATAAGAGTCTGTGCTCTAACATCAACAAAGATACCATTTACATAATAGATACCATCGTTTACTGAGAATGCAGAACCATTACCAGTTTCATTTACAGTAGCATATCTTGGAGTAGGTGCATCAGAAACCAACTCTTCACCGTTTGTGAATACTTTAGAAGTATTATCAGTACCTGAATCAATATACTTAACAAATAGAGTAATAGGATCACCACTATCTGTATCTGCTGGAATAGCATCTAGTACTTCTGCCTGAACACCAGAAGTTTGACCTGTGATTGTAGTGCCTTCGAATTCTTGATAGTAAACTGATACATCGGCTGCAGCGCCTGATAGATCATTTACTTTTACATAAGCATACTCAAGGTCTAATGATGTACCACCAGGGATAACCATTGAACCTTCTTTGAACATGTGATCACCAAAACGAGACACTTGGTCCTGGAGAATTGATTGTAATTGTGTAAGTTCTCTTGCCTGTACTGCTACAGCTGGTCTGAAAAGTACTCTATAGTATTTTTCTCTTGGCGTTAAGCCGTCTGAGCCAGCTACATCATAATCGTCAAAATACGGATCGTTTTGGAATTCAATAGCCATTATTTCCTACCTTAAAATTCGAGAATAAGTTTTACGTCTTCAATCTGATCTGTTGCTCTATCAACAGCAGCTCTATTCTCCAAATAAATAATTTGACCTGAGAATGGTTCAGCCTCAGGATCACCTAATGCACTAATATCAGCAGTAACTGATCCAGCGTTAATTTGTTCACCATTAGTGAATGAACCATAACCAGTTCCTTCTTCTTGGTGATAATAGATTGTTGATCCATCTACAGAATCAATATAAGCACTAACACCAGAAGTCTGACCTGTGATTGTATCATCAGGTTGGAAAGTTCCATTTACATTTGTTAGTGTTAATGACTTAGTTGTACGAAGTGTAGTAGCATTAGATACATTTGATGTTCCAAAATCATAAGGATTTAGAATCATACCTAACTGACGATACTCATTATCAGTAGCAATATCACCACCCTCAGCACCATCTAATTCAATATTAGTGATAGTATAGAAACCACCTAACTCGTTTACTGGATTAGAACCATGACCACCCTCAGGTGAAATGATTGCTCTAGCTGTTGCATTAGCACCAGAACCAGAATCAGTAATAGTAACTTTAGCTTGATTGTACCCAGAACCAATATTAGTTACTGTAATGCTATCAACAACACCGGCCACGACATTTGCTGTTGCAGTACAATTTGAACCATCACCAGTTACTGTAACACTAACTGTACCAGAGGTGTAACCAGATCCACCGTTAGTAACTTTAATGTTATGAATAGCACCAGCAATTGCTTGGTCTTGAACATCCCACTGACCTGATCCATCATCACCACCAGTTAATGTTTCTACTGGCATATAAGAACCAGTTAGATACTTTGATGTTTGTGTACCAGATAATGTGTACATATATTTCCAAATGTAACCGTCAGCCTCTTCCGCATTTACAGATGGAGAAGTACCAGTTGGCTCATCATATGATGCACCATTACCAGCTTTCAAACATTTGTATACACTTAAACTATCTGTGATTACATAATATCTTTTAGTTGATAACGCACTGTCTTGATCATCATACTCTGCGTATGTTTGACCAGATTCCCAAGTGTATCTTGGAATAGCATGTGATACATCTGATCCTGCGATCTTTTTCATAGCGAACATTCTTTGCCATGCTGTTTGCTGATCATGCCATGTATCTACAGGCGTTTCAATTTCGGAGGCAGAGTCAGAAGATCCCCATTGTTGTGTCTTACCTACAAAAAAGTAGACACTGTCAGTACTAACAGTATCAATATACTGATTAGCATTTTTGACTCTCATATCTGTTGTAATAATTGCGGCCATTTTAAATTCTCATTTCTGGTTAATTAAACTTATTTATATGGGTTTGTCCCATTAAAATTGTCCCATTCCTACGGATTTTGTGTTATTGTTATATCTGCGGAAGGTACAATATTCTTTTTATCACCCGTCTGTATATCTAGTATGGATATTGTACTGTAATCAGAGACAGGATTGTTGATGTAAAACTTGTTCTGTTCCAAATGTAAATATGTTGGACCAGCTACATACAAAGGCTTTGATGTGATCATTACAGTAACTTGTAATGCACCAACTGTAATTGTTACTGCAGTAGGACCAGATACAACCTGGAAAGGGAAGTCAGATGTGGCAGCTCTACCTGGTTGAGCTGTTGGCATCTTAGCACTTGTCTTCTGAGGAGAGAAATCTGTTACTGCCTCAGTGTAAATAACTACCTGACCAAAGAATCCGAAACCAGCTGGATGCAATAACTTCTTAACAGCATCACGCCACTTCTCAATTGTTTGACCAGTCTTAATTACATAAGAGAATGATTGGTAGTATCTTGAATCTTGAATAAACTTCTTAACAGATAACTTACCATCATCACTTGTCCATCTCTGACCAACAGGATCCCATTTACCATCTGATGGTTTAAGAATATCAACTCTTGGGAAGAATAGATCAATCTCATCATTGAATACAAGTTTAAATAATGTAACATAAGAAGGTGTTGAACCTCTTGATAGGTAAATGTCAACTACATTCTTATATAATTTTCTTTTGTTTGCTGCGATAGACTCAGGAATTGATACAGCAATCTCTCTCTGAATATATTCAAGATATGGAGCAGCACATCTATCGATATCTCTATAATCAGGTAATGAGTTTAGAATTCTTGCTGGATTACCTGCTGTGTTTAACCAATGATAATAAGCATCAAGGAATTCCATCATCTCAGGATAATTAACCCTGATATGTTCTGGTACGACTGTTGTTATGTCGTAGTTATGAGAATTCTTTGCGCTGCTTGCCATTAGTCAGTATGTCTCGGTGTTGTATTATAACCGATACCTGCTACAACACCACCGGTTGCAATTGTATCAATCTCTGGTGTTACTTTAACATTAGTCATATCGATTTGTAAAAGTTGTTGTCTCTTAGGTGCGATATCATTTGAATTTGGATCTGCAAAGATAGTAATACCACCAGTTGGATAAGCTTCTGGATTAAATGCAGATAAAATAACAAGACCTTCTGCAGGTTTAATGTATCCTGCATCAGCTACTGTCACAACTTTTGTTTCACCAACCATACGATAGATTTGTAATCTGTGCTCTGTTGTTGCTTCTCCATCAGCTGGTTGAACATCTTCAATATAATGAGTTAGACCATTTAATGTAAATCCAGTAGATGAGATTACCCTCTCATTTGATCTAGTTGTGTATAAAGGAGAAGAGAATTCAATTGTGTACTTCTGATTAACACCAATAGTAGGAGAGAATGATTTACTCATACTCACACGACATACAGTATTAAGAATAGATGGATCAGAGTTATCAATCTGACCTAATAAATTAGATTGTCTGAACACACCATCAAACTTTTGCAGTTCATTGTCATTATAATCAGATATAATATCTGTTACCTTCTGTTTCAATTCACCAGCTGTAAGAGCTGTTAGATTTGGATCATACTTAAAGTAAACATCCAGGGAAACATAAGTGTAATCAGGATCTACAATCTCAGGTGTAATTGATACGAGATTCTTTGTCTTAAGGATATTATCAATAATAAATTGTTTTTGTACTGTTGTTAATACAGATGTTGACTTTGGCTTGATTGCAATATATACTTTACCATACTCAGGTGGTTCATTTTCTTCACCACCCCACGCAGCTACTGTTTCAGCATCCGAATAGTTATTCTTAACAATTGTTACATAGTCATCAGCAGTAACAACTCGGTTCTGTGAAAGGAAAGATAATGGAGCATTATACTTAATAGATTCAATACCTTCTCTATCAGCACCACCACCAGCCTTACTATTTACTGTAATTGTAACATTTGTATTGCCTTCGATGTTTCCTGTCATTGAGAATAATGAAGCAGAGTTAGCATCCTTACCATCAGTAACAAGATATTCAATCTCAATTAAGTTTCCAGCCTCTAGTTCCTTACCAAAGATGTTATCACCAAAATAGATTTCATACTTACCATCTAAACCTTCTTGTAGGAAATAAACTTGTGAGACACCACTAACATTCACAACATTTGTTGCTAATGCATAGATTGATACATCAGATGATTGAAATGATGGTCTTACTTTAACAACGATAGATGATGTATCAACATTTGTATTAGGAATCTCATACCTTGCACCTTCTGTATCATCTACAATATACGACATTGTCTGAAGTGTGCCCTGATTGATTTGTACATCACTGAATGTATAAACCCCATTTACTGGATTAATTGTTTGTGCTTCCAAGTTTACAAAGGTGTATGTCTTATTATCAATCTTACTTGTGAATGTAGTTCCACGATCCATTGTAAGAGATGAAGGTGAACCA